GGCAGGGACCGGCAGGGACCGGCAGGGACCGGCAGGCGCTACGAGATATCGGCAGGATATCGGCAGGATTAGGGCGAAACTGAGGCAATCGAAAACGGCAGATAAAACAGAAAAAGCCGAAGCAATTCCGGCGCCCTAACAATCGCGCATATCCTTGTAAATATGGCGGGAAATAGTGCCAAAAACTGTCGCCAATACCCCGCCCGGCCCTTATTTTTATGAGTCCGCTGGGCCGGTGGTGCATAAATTGGTGCAGTCAGTCCGCCACCACCGCAAAATTCAGGCGGGTCGCAGGGGGGTGATCGGCGCAAGGTAATTATCGTATACCACCTCAGATTTTTTTGTCTAAATTATTAACCTTCTCCCGATCTACAGAAGCTTGCCGTTCTCCTGCAGTCATCTCGCGGATACCCGTAGCCAACCTACGGAGTATCTCCCTGTCTTCTTCAGCTATACTATCAGCTATTTTTATTTGAGCCTCTGATACACCATCCGCATTTCTCATGAGCAATCCTGTTGATATCTAATCGGGTGATGCCGATGTCTTTCAGTTCACTGTTGGAATGCCAGCGGAGTTGGTCAGCTGCCTTTTCGGCTAGTCGGTGGTACTTATAGTCTGCCCATAGGGTCTTACAGTAGCTCACAGCTACCTTTAGTTTACTATACATCTATATCTCTGATTACTTGGGAGGGGGTTGGTGGGGGTTACCCCTACAGATGTTACATCATGTTATAGAACCTATAGTCCTACTACAGTACCTATAGTACCTATAGTATATCTATATATATATAACCGGGGGGGGGGTTCTCCTATAGTGCAACCTAATTAAAACCCCCTCAAAGTATTACCATTTCATATTGGATGTATCGCCACCTAAGTGGCCTGTAATAACTGCTAGTCCCATCTCGGCTGACCTACGGACTTTATTGACTTCATCCATGAGCATTTCTTCTCTACGGGAGTTGATCTGCCTGTCTGCGTCTTGGGCCATTGCATCTACCCAGTATTGAACTGCCATAGCTAGGGAGTCCAAGCGGTCATCGTTAGACAACGCTCCTCTCTCTGCAGTTACCCTAGTTAGCTGGTACATCAGCTGGTATCTTAGAGATTGTTCAGGAGGGAGATGCTGGGTGCTTTCGTAGTCCTGCTTGATTAGCTTTTTGTCCATGACAAGTTTGTGCTGGTTCATCACAGGTTCGAGAACATCGATGATGCGCTTCTCTTTCTGTGTGTTGTGCCTAACTTCACTCAAGGTAACTGGATGTATCTTAGCGAGAACTGGAGTAATCAGCTGGTTAAACATACCGTCACCAAAGTTACTCTCTACGATAATCTCGTTTACCTGTTCTTCTTTGGCAATCATGGAGAGTTTCTGCAGGGCTTCTTCAGAATACCCGCCAGCTACCCCACCACATCTACGGACATACAGGTATCCGTTGAGCATCTTAACTACAGCGTAACCTGTTTCATCCTTACCTCTACCAGAGGGGTCAATAGACATAACAGACCCGCTGTATTCTACGAACTGATCGGAGATATACATGGGCTTATGGTAGTGGTCACCGTTGAAGGCTACGTTAGGTAGCTCTTGGACTACATACTGTTCACCAGATGCCCACACGACCTTCTCAGGAGCCTCCTCAGTGGGTATATCCATGATTACTAGGTCAGACACCTTGAGAGGGTATCTTTCCGCATCAGAGAGCCTTGTATCGAGCATGAACTGCAAGGCAAACCCAGAGCGTCCGTAGGATGCTTCCCGTTCTGCTAGGTCATAGTCGTTGAACCTGTTAGGGTCTGTAGATTTACCTACAAGTTCTGGGTCATCATCTATCTCTCGCCGTACTTTAGGTGCCAACTTGTCCCCTAGAGACACCAATTGGTCTTCGTTAGGATACCTAGCTGGCCAGATACGCACCTTGTAGCCACGATCTGGTAGTTTGTTGTAGAGGCTTTCTTGGTTCTGCGGCGTACCGAGGTAGATGATACGTCCGTTAGGCTTCAAGATAGCGTCAAATTCTTTCACAGCTTCTGAGAGTTTATCTCTCATGCCCTGTGTGGCTGAGTTGTTAGGAACCTCGATGTCATCTGCAATCAATACGTCAGCGCGAGACCCTGCTAGCTGTCCTGTAACACCTACAGATTTCACTGAGGGTGCGTGAGACGCATTTGCTGGTCCTACGTCGAAGCTGATTTTAGATTGTCGCTGGTCACTATTAGGGATGAGGTGCTGTAAGATTGGCATCTCGTTAATCAGGCGCAGCGTAAAGGTTGTGAAGTCATCTGCGCGTGTCTTAGAGGCAGATACAACCAAGATGTTTAGTTGCGGGTTCATGTATAGCAGCCATACGACATAGGCGGATGTAATCCACGATTTCCCCACACCTCGGAAAGCTTCCACGATGATCCGCTTCTCACCGTTCTGGATGTGTTTAGCTATGTCGTATTGTACTGGTGTAGGGTCTGGTAGGTTCAGGTGTTGCCAACAGACAAATAAAAATTTGCGGAAGTCGCTTAGAGGGTCTTTATCTGTTGGCACACCGAGTGATGTACGATCTGTGAACATATATTAGTGGCGCATTTCTGACGCATCTGCGTCTTCGTCGTTAAAGTTCGGTAGGGTAGCTACAAGGTCACCAAGGGGACTGTCGTTTGTAGGTATACCCTCGATGTGGTTATCCTTCAGGAACTGACGGGCTACGTTCAGGTCCGATGACTTTGCTTCAGGGTCTTTCACGCGAAGCAGGAGATTTTCTGCAAGTGTCTTATGCAGAAGCTCCATCATTTCTTTTTCGGTCATTTCGTTGCACCTTTGTATTTCTCAAATGTTCTCATGCCGCCCAATCCTAGAAGGGAAAGTACGAGGGTCATGAGTTGTTCCGCCTGTAACTCTGGGAGTTCTGCGGGTAACTTTAGGTATGCGTTGATTAGACCTGCAAAGGGTAAGATTAAGAACTGATACCCCAAGCCAAGGGCAGCGACCCAGCCGATAGCTGGTCGCCACCCAGCCACAAATATCGAGCGATGCTTGGCACCTTCAATATTTGCAACTGCTTGGAGCATGTGCGGTTGCTGCATGAGTGTAGCTAGTTTTAGCTTTGCAGCTTCCCGCTCTTCTTCAGATGTGAAGAGTTCGTCTAAACCTTTTGCAAGCCCATCGACGATACCGCCGATTGGATTGAGGTTCATAATGTATCCTTAGATTTGGGATTTTAAGAAAAGTATAAAATAAAAGAAACCAACTAAACCACTCACAAAAAGTAATATACCAACACCTACAGAGACTTTAAACAGCATTTCTTCGCGCAGGCGTTGGGCTTCCTTTTCAGCTTCCCTACGTTTTACTCGCGCTTCTTTCTGAAACATTAGCCAGCTATCCCATAGCCCAGCGCGTCCTGTGTATATCATGAGTTGCTTCAAGTCTGCTTCCGCTTCCTTGATTGACTCTAACGCCATAAACTCTTCTAGGTCGGTAGCTTGATCGGGTCTCAGCGCACCCATAAAACCGTTGCGCTTCTTCTTTATTTTTGTCTGGAGTTTATCTTTGCTCTCGGCAATGATGCCTATCTGTTTCGCACAGTCAGCTATAGACCTGCCGTTTTGTACGAACTTCTTGACGATGCCGAAAGCTGCGTTACACGCGGCTAGTTCAGCAAGCATTTTAGTCCCTTAGTCTCGTTGTGCCATCTTCTCGACAGCGCCACGGATATGTTGGATGTTTTCGTCGATACGAGCCATGCTTACCGCTTGGTTCTGTACCATACTCTCGACCTTAGACACACGCTCAGAAAAGCCTATTAGCTTCTCAGTATTCTGCTGAATGTCCGCCATCATCATAGAAACTGTCCAGACAATGGCGGCTGCTTGTGTCACTAGTCCGAGAAGAAGAGTTGCGGGTACACTTTTGGATAAGTGCCAACCTTCCTGTTTAGAGGTCATCGTTATTCTTCTCGTTCACCTTTCGGACCTACGAGCCACCAGCGGTCATAGCTAGGTTCTTTGAACCATGCTGTTGAGCCGCCGTTGGTTGTAGGGTCCACGAGAACCAGTTCTTCATCTAGGTCTTCACCATAAACAATGTTCTGGAAATCTTGAGGATATACAGTGTCACTAAAGTTGTTCCCGATGCCGTATTGGCTCAGGTTTTCTAATGTAATTGTCATGATAAATTCCTGTTATTCTGGCTTAGTGGGCCAGTTCAGCCCACCATTTAATTCTGGAAATGTTGGGTCGGTTGGTAAGTCTCTCAGTGCAATACGATAGTTTAATTGCTCTGTAGTTGCCGGGTAATCTGCAAGACCCCAGTGGTCTGTCTCTTTCAGATATTCATTGCGTATTCTACGGGCCTCAACAGCGAGTTGTAATACTCCATTAGCGTCTAACATAATTTTAATTCCTCTTAGGTAATTTCAAAGTCCCAAGCCATATTCCAATGTGCATAGCCAAAGGCTGCAAGATTGGATGTTTGGTAGTTGAACATTTCGATGAGAACTCTATCGCCAACGCTTACACTGTGACTGATTGAAGTTGATTGGTTAACGGCATTAATTACACTTGATGCTGAGGTTGCGAAGCTACCCCTTTCTACTTTACCTATCATACTGCTACTTGGGCCGACCCGTACCCTCCAATAACCGCCACAATAACCGCCTGTTGCTGTGGCACTAGCACTGGAGCCTGCGACAGTCCCTGATAACGTACCGGCGGCTGTAACGGTTGTATTAAGTGCAATCACAGAAGTTGTCTGACCTGTGTAGTTAAGGGCGGTTGAAAGCGCGTTTGAACCTGCTGAATATTTATCATTAACCACGTTTGCACTTCCAGTATAAGTGCCTGTTATCGCGACCGGCGCACGCGCAAGTCCCTCTGATACCAGTAGATTAATAAACGCAGCACTAACAGTATTTACATTATGAAGGTGTCTACTTGCGGTAATAACGGCAGTCCCACCGACTTCAAGTGAATCAACATTCACAACGCCATTGCGAACTTCCAGACTTTCGTTTCCGCCGCATACAACTCGCCACTGGTCCGATGCGTGAAACTGCATATATGTGTTGATGTCACCTTCGTGGAATATCTGGTCAACGCCGTAAATGTCGTTGTTATTCATATCGAGGTGATGACCACTCATTTGAATGTTGTTATACATGGTCGTATTGGTGTTATCGACCAACATGCGTGTCGAACCACCCGTTGTAACATTCCAATTATCCGTACCAAAGCCCATGCTAGT